GAAATACCTGGAGATGCTAATCGAAGTGCCATTCTAACTCCCTGCAGTACCCGAACTTTTGACTGAAATTATTTAGGTTTTTCGTCTGCTATATACAACTTGCCCAATCATTCGGTATATAACCAAACTTATTTTCAAACTCATCATAGACCCACTTCATGTTTTTATAAGCATATCTCCATGTTTTATATTCAAGGTCACACCATTGCGAATAGATCTTATTCTTTACCGACGTAAGATGAGTTACATCCACATAACTTGGTGATATAGGAAATTGTAAAAATTCTGATAGAGGTTGCATATTACCTTTATAAAAATTTTCATTGATAATAAATTTTACTCTGTCCTTTCCCCATACTCTAATATACCTCTCATACTTTTCAATGTAACTTAAATAAGGATCATTAAACTCCATATGTGATTGTGGTGTCCCACCTTCTGTCAATGACTTTCTGTTACAAACTGACCACAATCTTCTTATAGGATCTCTAAGCATCATTACTACCTTGATGTCAAAATATTTGAGTAACTCATCTCTGATTGACATCATGAATTCTTCTGTCAGTTGTTGTTCTGAATTAGAGAAATCAAGAAGAGATTGATACTTATCACCTATCACTTTCCATAATTTGATGTAGTAATTAATGTAGTTGTCAACGCTTGGTTTTTTATCAAACTTATGTTCAGGCATGAACATACTATCGGGTAATGACCATGGTCTGTATATACCTTTACCATACCTCTTTTTTCTTTGATGTAGTTTCTCTCTATCTTTCTGTGTTTGTGGTGATTGTATATGAAGTAAATAATTACTTTCTTTTACATTACCACCATGTCCATAATTATTACTCCATAATGTGTAATACAACGACGTGTTTCCAGATGAGGGATACCCTGCATTCAACAGTAGTTTAGGTTTCACATACTTTATAGAGTATAGTCCCACATATATGAACGATCTCCGTACTCATCTACTTTCCAATTGTCTCCATTTGAATCTACCTGTTCTATCTCATCGTCTAAGCCATCACATACAAAACCAAATGGTGCCATGTCTTGTTCAATAGCATTTTTTTGTTCCTCATATATGCGTTTTCTAACATCCTGATCAGTCATTTCCTTGAAGTAATCTTGTGCAACTAACCAAGAAAAAATAACTAAACACATAGCAAGGTCATCGTTACATCCTTCCTCTGCCTCAAAAGATTGTTTCTTTTGTATAAATGTTGTAAGTTCAGCTATGATATTATAATCACAAAAAATTAATTTATCTTCTTCCACTAATGTTTTTAGATTAGAACACCCAACTTTTTTTGTGGTTGTACTCATCTTAACTCCCAATTGTGTTTTTACACCAGAGAAACCTGACCCAACTATTTGACCTGCTCTTCCACGCATAGCAACCATGAGTAAGTTTTCATACTCCAGATCATAAAACAATATTGATGCAACTTGATCACCAATGTCGTTTACCTCACATAAAACATATGCATTGTTATACGCTGTTGCAACTTCTTCAATAATACTTGGAAACACCATTGGTTTTATCTCATTATCTCTATAAGTTGCGACAACTTTGTAAGGAAATTCTGTAATATCAGCAACAATAAAGGCACTATAATCCTTAGATATACCCCTTGCTACATCAACTGTTACAATATAATCTCTTTTATCAAATGGTTTTTCATAAACAGATAATTTACCATTTTGTTCTATTGGTTGTTCATACACTAATGATTTTAATTTTGCTGCATTAATCAAAGTGTCAACTGACCCTAGGAACTCACACTCAAACTCAATAGAAAACTGTTCTTTGCTTGTGTTTGCTATTGTTTGCTTCTTCCATTTTGCATCTCGACCTGGCACCTCAGACCAATGCACCTCAGTTGCAACATATTCATTTTGCCCACGTTCAGCATCATGCCACATACGGTAGAAATGGTTCATTCCATGTGGAGTAGATACTATTATAACCTTTGTAGATTTACCAGATGATATAGTGGGATACACAGATGCGAAGAAGTCATCTGCAAGATGGTTTTGTACGAATGCAAACTCGTCAAGAAAAATGATATTAAATGACATACCTCTAACTGCTGATGCAGAGGTAGATGCTGCTATGATTTTTGACCCGTTCTCCAATTCCATTGACCCTTTATTCCAAGCAATGATACCTTGCTGCATCCAAGTCGGCAGGTTTTCATATGCCAATTGTAGTCTTCCGAGTAGATCTCTAGCAGTTGCTGCTTTGTTTGCGAGTATACCGATATTGACATTATCGTTGAAGATAGCGTAATGAAGTAAATATGAAACCACTGTTGTAGACTTTCCAGTCTGTCGTGGCATCTTACAAATGTTAAATCTATGCTTATGAAAGTTTCTTATTAATTTTTTTTGAAATTTATACATATCAAAATTAACAAGACCCTCATCCACGTTTACAATCTTTATATGTTTCTCTGTAAAATATACTGGATCTTTTTTACATTTCACAAACTCTAAAATATGTTCTTGTGTGAACTCTGTTTGTGTATTTGCTTTTTTTAGATTTGGATTACCAAGATAGATGTCACTTTTTGCCATAATTTATTTGAAGCTAGATTGCCCATACCCTTGCGATAAATTGCCTACTGCTGATTTTACAACTTTTCCTGTTGCTTTTGCTGCTTTATTAATTTTTTTCTTGGATGGCATATTGATCGTATTTTTATTATCTTTTTCTCCACTTCTATATGGATTCGATTGCCTTGGTGGTTTTACGTCTGTATTTTTTGTGCCCCTATTAGCAAGTGCAGAACCTTTATTAGGTTCTCTTTTTGCTAATTGGTTATCTTTTACCACAGAATAATCTCTACCTTGTTTCATATCAATGGTTCTACCAGGCGTTCTTCTATCAGAATCCCTTAGTTTACTAACCATCTCATTAATGATGTTTTTATGGTTTTCTTTTCTTGCCTTTAAATTTTCGAGAGCAACATCTAATTTTGTTTTTTTATTCATATTTTTTATTGCCTACGATCTATTTATTTTTATCAATAAGTCCGTTTGCCTTCAACATTTTTTGAAGATCAGCAGTGCTACCTACAAATAATGAGTTATTAGTAATCTTTTTTACTGACTTATCTTCGTCTAAGTCCTTCATCTTTTTTTGCAAATCAACCAATTTATCAGTGGTGTCTGCAATGTGTTTTATTAATTGACCAGCAACCTCATATGCTCTAGGATGTTGAGAGTCGCTTGCAACATCCAATATACCCTCAACTGCTTCTTGTCCCTTCTCAATCAAATTGTAAAACTGTGTTCTACTATATTCATAATCCTTAGTAGGATCATCATGATTTTTTTTAGATTGTTTAGGTTTGGTTGAATCAACAATTTCTGCTTTTACAGATAATGCTTTATCAATAGCTTCAAATCCTTTATCCATTAGATGTCTGTTCCAGTGGAACTGCTGCGTTGTAATCCATCGTTACCGAAGAATGATCTTGACTCGCTAAATCCAAAGTCATCACCAACCTCAATAAGATTATTGTCACTTATATTTACCAAATTCACAACATTATCTCTATAATGCTCAACAATTTTAGTTCCAAACTGACCTCTATTGACAATTAAGTTTGTTCCATCAACTTCTTTTACGTACATTGTCTCGTTATTAATTTGTATAAAATTCTTAGAAGATATACCTGCAGCATTATTGACCTTGACAAGTGTCTTCTTATCATCTAAGTCAGTTGATAATTTTGTAGTTGCATCATCATTATAATCTTTGACTGCCTGAGGTATAACAGTATATCTTTGCTCTCTTGGTGCTCTGATATTTGTAGAGTAATCCACTTGAACTTTCTTGATAATTCCACCCTCGTCCGTAGGAATTTCTTGATAAAAATATGTTTTAGCAACAAAATCTAAATCGTATTGTATAAATCTCCTAGTCGAAAAATCTCCTTCATACTCGTCTGAAAAAGAAATGTTACGTAATGTAAATGGAATATCTCTTTTCTCCTCAATACCCTCCAACATATTGACGGTAACATTGTAAGATGGTTGGAAGAATGGAAGTATTTGCTCCACAATTTGAAGAGCATCATCTTGAAGTTTTGTAGCGAAACTCAATCTAAATCCCACATCGTATGGAACAGGCAAAAACATTTTTTTGTGTTTTGTTTTTGATGTTGGAGATTTTGCAAAAAATTTAGTTATCGGTGATGCTTTTCGTGAAGCATCATACGTGTATGATGTTAATTCAAACGATATCCTAGGAAGAGTAATTGCAATATTATCATCAAAATTTTGTTGTTGCTCTATCCTCGCTAAAAACCTTTGCATGGGTCCGTAGGCAATTGGAACTTTTACCATACTAACAGCTTTGCCATCGCCAGCAAACTTCTTAATGCTTATGTTGTTAAACAGTGTGCCAAACGCTATGACTGTTTTTCTTATAGTTTCATTATAAAAATAGTTACCTACCATTATACTTCACCAAATGGATTTCTTTCTGTAAAGTCTAGAATTGATGTATCAGAACGAACCTCAATTGTGTCTCCAGTATTGTAAGGATCGTCATCATCATAATCGATGCTATTTAGAACGTACAGTGCACTTCCAAACCCAACATTAGATATAACCTCACCAACAGAGAACTCACCAGAAAGATGTTTTGCAAGTAATGTGTTAGTGCTTGTATCCCATTTAGTAACAAAAGCAGTTGTGAGACTTGATTGACCAGTTATCATTTCTCCATACAAGAATGTGCCACTTCCTACACTGGATGCTGCACCTATTGTTATCGCAGGTACAACAGTGTATCCAAAACCAGCGTTTGTAACTTGAACACTCTCTACTTGACCAGTGGCACTAAGTTTAGTGGTTGCAGTTGCTCTTGTTCCTCCTGTGTCAGGTTCATCAAATGTGATTGTAGGTGGCACAGCGTAATTATTACCAAGAAATGACATAGTAACAATACCAACTACTCCTGAGGTTGCAATACCTGCTTTTGCTGTAGCACCAGATCCTTTTCCATCCTCTGTAATAAATTGTATGGTTGGATTGTCTCTACCTACAACATACCCAGAACCAGGATCTGTAATTTCAAGACGTGATACTGCCAATGATCTGAAGTTTCTCGTTCCTGTGTGAGTGGTTATAGCAACTGCTTTTGCAGCAGATCCAAACTCTCCGACTGGAGGTTCGATTAAAACTGTAGGAGCGTTTGTATATCCAGATCCACCATTCAAAACATCAATCTTAAATACACCACCAGTTGTTAGTGTTGTAAACGCTGTTGCCCTATCACCCTCTTCACCTAACTTCATGGTAACATTATAACCAGCAGTCTCAAAGTCATCATCGATGACTTCAATACCTGTGTCAAATGTTTCGTCAGAATACTCAAAAGGTTCTAGAGTCAATCTGTAAGTATAATTTTTTTGTAACTGATAAAATTCTACAAGATCATTTACATATTTGATTTCAAATATTATATCTCTTAATGGAAAATATATTAAGT